AATAAAGCTTCTCTCTATAATACTACTCAACTTGTGGAAAAGCTCCTCATAAATGGAGTTTATGGAGCTTTTGCTACTCCTTATTTCTCACTATTTAACCAAGATATGGCTAGAGCTATTACTGGTAACGGTAGATATTATATTCAGAAATTAGCTATCTATATTGATGAAAAATTACAATCTATGATTCCTAATGATACCTCTTATATAAAATATGGAGATACCGATAGTTTTCACGGAGACACAGAAGTTTTTATAAATAATTTATATACAATAGAGTTAGATAAAAAATATTATGTAACTACAAATACATTATTTAAATTAGAAGATAGAACAGTTACAATAGAAAATTTATCTGGAAATGATAATATAAAGGAAATCATTTATGAAAATGGAAAACGAATTAAAATTAAATAGAACTAATTTTAAATATATAGATAAAGAATACAAGTTAAAAATATATCCAGATAAACCTAAATGTTCACTTTGTGGTGAATACATGTGTTCTGATGAAGAATATGACAAATTTTTAAAATTTAAGTCATTTCCAAACAGTAAATATCTTTTTATACCTTTATTTTATGAAAATGATTTATATTTTAGAGAAGTGTGTGAAACATGTTTAGAAAAGAAATTCCCAAATAAAAAATATAATACATTATCTAAACAAACACAGTTCGCTTTACAAATTGATGATGATTTATTCAAGAAAATAAAATCTGATAAATTAGATACAGTTTCTAAACAATCATTTATAAAAAGATATGGTGAAATAGAAGGTGTTGAAAAATTCAAAGAATATTCAAAGAAACAATCATATAGTAATTCATATGAATATTTTAAAGAAAAATATAATTGGACAAAGACTGAATATGATGAGTATAATAAATCAAGGTCAGTAACATTAGAAAATTCAATTAAAAGACATGGTGAAGAGAAAGGAATTAAAATATTTAATGATTATTGTCAACGACAATCATATTCAAATACTTTAGAATACTTTGTTGAAACTTATGGAGAATATGATGGATTAGAAAAGTATGTTAATTTTTGTGGTAATAGAGCTTTTAGTGTTAGTAAAATAAGTGTAAAATTATTTGACAAAATTAAAGAAAAGTTCCCAAATTTGAAAATGTATTATGGTGATTGTGAATACAGTGTGTTCAATGTATATACTAATAGATATAATTCTATAGATTTTACTATACCAGAATTAAAATATTGTATAGAATATAATGGAGATTTATTTCATGCTAATCCTAAAACATTTTCAAGAACTGATAAACCTAATCCTTTTAATAGAGATTTAACTTCTGAAGATATTTGGAAAACTGATGAAACAAGATTGAAAAATTTATCTAATCTTAATTATGATTATGATATTATATGGGACACTGAATATAAAAGTGACTCTTCAAAAATTGAAGAATACATTTTTAATAAAATAAAGGAATTATATGAAAATAGAAAAGATAGAAAAAATTAGAATTGATGATTTATATAATATCTTAGAAGAAGATAGTTCTAATGTAAGCACTAATAAAGATTATGTAATAAATCCATTTTTAGACCTTGATATATTAAGTGTTTCAAGTGATTTTAAAAAAGAAATTAAATCCATTCCATATATTATGAAACATAAAGTTAATAAGAGAATGTTCAAAATTAATACTACTAATGATAGTATTACTGTTACTAAAGACCATAGTATTATGTGTAAAAGAAATAATGAATTATTAGCTATGACACCAGAAAATATTAAATCTACAGATGAATTAATAATATATACTGATGATTTAGAATATATTGACAATTTTGAAATAATAGATTTAGGAATTCAGAAAGAATGGGTATATGATATAGAAGTGGAAGATAATCATAATTTTTTCGGTAACAATATACTTGTTCACAATTCTGTATACTTCAGTATAGAACCATTTGTAGACAGAGCATTTAAAACAAGACCTGATGCTACAATAGAACAAAAGGTTGATTTTTGTGATAATTTCTATAATAAAATTATAGAAGAAGTTGTTCAAAAGAGTATTAATGATTTCGGTACAGAATTAAATGCTTTTAATCCTAGTGTTATCGGCTGTGATAGAGAGGTCATAGCTGACTGTATTCATCCAAGGTCACAGATAAAAATAAAACAAAATGATAAAACAGAAACTATATCTATTAGTAAACTTGCTAGAAGATATGATATAAAAACTACTAATAAATATCAAGATATTGTTGACATTTCAAATGATGATATATTTATTTCTTCTTATAATAATGGTAAAGAGGAACTCAACAAAATACTTAATATTCAACAAAAAGTAACAACTAAAGAGATGTATAAATTAATACTTCCAAATGGTAAAAGTATAACATGTACCGAAGACCATTTAATAGGTGTTGAAGTAAATGGTGAACTTACATTTAAACCTGTAGTAGACATAACAGAGAATGATGATGTTATTATTCAATAACTATTTAAAGGATATATAGATGAAAGGATGTAGAATAGAGAAGGTTGATTATAAAGAATCAAGAAAAATAGTGTATGACATAGAAGTTGAAAATGCTCATAATTTTTATACAAATGGTATATTAGTTCATAACTGTATGGTACAGGTAGCAAAGAAGAAATACTTTGCTAGAGTAATGGATGACGAGGGTAAAAGATATAGTATAGACGACCCATACATTAAAGTAATGGGATTAGAAATCATCAAGAGTTCTACACCAAAATATTCACAGAAATATCTTAAAGAAGCAATTCCATTAATATTAGATAGCACAGAAGAACAATTAAAAGAGTGGGTAAATATTCGTAGAGAAGAATATAAAGAGGTTCCATTAGGAGAAATAGCTAGTGTTGCTGGTGTAAGCACATTAGAATATAATATTGGAGATAAAGGAATTCCTATAGGAGCAAGAAGTGCTTTAGTTCATAATAAGTATATTAAAGATAATAATTTATTAGATGTATATACAGAAATAGCACCTGGTGACAAAACAAAAAGATTATATCTTAATGAGCCTAATCCATTAAATAGTAACATTGTAGCATTTTTAGATGATAGTTTCATAGAGATATTTAAAGACTACATAGATTATGAGACAAATTTCGAGAAAGGATTCATGAGTCCTTTAGATATAATGAGTAAAGCACTTAAATGGGACTTAAATAAAACAACAGAATCATTAGACGATTGGTAATTAAGTTCTATCTAATGTTTATTTAGATATAATATTACATATCAAAAGAAGGAAGATAAAATGTATATACCAAAATCAGTTCAGAAGTCAGTAGGTTATAAAGCAAAAGCAAAGATTCAAGACAATGTATTAACTGTAAAAGATACAGAGTATTTGATTAAGAGTGTTACGAAACAAGGTATTGTAGTTAAAGATTACACATCAGAAGGAATTGAGATAGACACAGTATTTGATTGGGATGTTATACATGGCATTTAATGACATGTTTAAAGTATTTGAGAATAAATATGTTTCAGATGAAGAAATTGAAAAGATTCCAAGTTACATGTTCTGTAAGTGGTTAGGAAACCACCCAGGAACAGTTTTAGCATCTAATGAGATTAACAAATATTATAATGAAATACCAATGGTGAATCAATTCTATTTAATAAGAAATGGTTTCAAAGGAAAAAAAGTGTTTATAAAATTCTTAAAGAATAACAATTCAGATGATAAAGATTTAGAACTCATAGCTAAATTTTATAAGATATCACTTAAAAAAGCTAAAGAATATAAATCTATAATGAGTAAAAATGAAATAGATTATATAATAAATATCTATAAAGATTTATAAAGGATATATATGGATATAATTATATTTTCACATAATGACTTAGATTGTCTTGGGTCAATGTTAAATATAGAATATGCTCTACCAAATAATTCAAAAGAATATTTTCACACGAATTATAAAAATATAGAAGAAATAACTTATAATGTTATTGATTCTCTACAAAAACATCTACCTGGACTTCTAATAATTTCAGATATTTCATTCTCTGATAATAGAAAAGAACTACTAAAATTAATTAATACATCTAAAAGAACTAATACAAAGATTCTATTTTTAGACCATCATGTTTATTCTGATGGATTTTTTAATGATTTAGATATTAATTATGTTCATGACATCAACAGAAGTGCTACTAAAATAACAAATGATTATTTCAAGAATTCAAATAAGAATTTAGACAAATTGACAAATTTAATAGATATATTTGACATATGGAAAATTAATGAAGATGATATTAATGAAGCAGTATTACTTAATGAGTTCTTCTGGAAATATGTAAATAAACATTCTATATATGATTTAATGATACTTATAAAGAATAATGATTATAAATTACCTGATAATTATGAGATAATAAAATCAGAGATTGAAAGAGAATCATTAAAATATATAGAATCATTAGAAAATAAAAATTTAATACATAGAGATGGATTTACTACAATATCATTTATGGATGAATATATAACTGAGTTCAGTATTAAAGAATTCAATAAAAACACAGAAGTTATTTTAATAGTTCATAGTTATGGAGTTATAAGAGTTAGATTTAATACAATTTCTAATTTAACAGATGAATTTAAACTAGAAGTTAAGAAAGAATTGAATTCAGAAAATAAAGGACATCTTAATGCTTTTCCTATAGAAGTTAAAAATAGTAGTTTTACTAATATAATGAATGAAGTTAAGAGAATAATAGATATAATAAACAAAGTAAAGGAGAGATATGATAGAATTATACAACGATGATTGTATTAATGTTCTGAGAAATTTGCCTGATAACTCAGTAGATTTGATTGTGACTGACCCACCTTATGATATCAAATCAACTAAAACTGGTTCTAATAGTGACTTCTCCATATCATTTCAGAAATCACTAACTGAACTTGATGAATTAGATATTGTTGGAGGGTTCGACACTGAGGAAGTTCTTAATGAATTAGTTCGTGTTAATAAGAACATCAATATGTATTTTTGGTGTAATAAAGCACAGATACAAATGTATTTAGATTATTTTGTTAGAGATTTAGATTGTAGTTTTGACATTCTTAAATGGGTAAAAACAAATGCTGTTCCTACTTTTAACAACAAATATCTCAGTGATACTGAATATTGTTTGTATTTCAGAAAAGGTGGGTATTGTAACCCTAGCAATTATAATGATGCTAGTACATTATTCAATGAACCTATTAATTCTAAAGACAAAAAATTATACGAACATCCAACAATAAAGCCTGTTAAAATGTTAGATAGACTTATTAAGAACTCTTCTAAAGAAGGTGATGTTGTTCTTGATTGTTTTATGGGAAGTGGAAGTACAGGAGTAAGTGCTAAACAACTAGGTAGAAGTTTCATAGGTGTAGAACTAACAGAGAAGTATTACGAAATAGCTAAGAAAAGAATAGATAACACAATTTCAAATGAAGAAATGAACGATTGGTAGTTAATATTAGATTAAGATTATAATGTTATAATACATTATATAAAAAGATTAAACATAAGAAATAATTGAAAACTTAAATATATTTAATAAAGGATAAAAATGGTATATATGGGTAGTAAAAATAGAATAAGTAAAGAAATTCTAAAATTCATAGAACCTTATTTCGATAAAGATAAGAACTACTATGAGCCATTTGTTGGCGGAGCAAATATGATAGATAAAATACCACCGAATTCATTTAAGAATATAATAGGTAGTGATTATAATAGATATTTAATAGCTTTATTGAACTACATGAAAACAGATAATGAAATTGAATATGAATTTATGGAGAAAGATGATTATTATAACAATCATAAATATCCTTTTCATAAAGATAATGAAAATTATATAGAGAAACATTATGATTGGTATATAGGATATATAGGATTTACTAAAAGTTTTAGTGGTAAGTTTATGGATAGTTATTCTGGTATATGTAAAAGAAAAAATGGCAGATTAGAAAATTATCAAAAAGAAAAACATAATAACATAATTAAACAAAGAGAAAATATTAAACATATAGAATTTATACATAGTGATTATAAAGAGTTAGATATAGAAGATAACTCTGTATTGTATCTAGATCCACCTTATAACAATACAGGTAAATACTCAACAGGATTAGATATTTTTCATGAAGAATTATATGAATGGGTCAAAGATTTAGTATATAATAAGAACTGTATAGTATTCATAAGTGAATATAATATGCCTGAAGAATTTGAATGTGTTTATGAAAAGAGATTAAGTAATAGTGGAGCTTTTGGTAAAACAAAAGATACAGAGAAATTATATATATTAAAAAAGGATAAAAATGGCTTATAAATCAGTATTTAAAAAAATTAAAAAATGGAATGAAGATAGAGGATTATTTAAAGAGTTCAATCATACAAATGAAGTATCATTTATAGTTGAAGAGTTAATTGAAGGAACTAAAGATATTGAATCTAAAAAAGCAAGAAAATATGCTAAATGGATTACAAGAGTTATTCTAATAGTTCCAGGTGTAAAAGCTTCTAAAGAAATGATGGTTGATGCTTTTGCTGATATCATTGTATTTGCTACAGGTGCTATCTATAAACTTGGATATGATACTGATAAAGTTATGAAAGAAGTTCAAAAAGAACTTGATGATAGAACAGGTAAATTAATTGATGGTAAATTCGTCAAAGATATTAAAGAAAATCCATATAAAGCGAACTTCACAAAATGTCTACTGTAAATGTATCAGGAATAACATATACAAAACCTGAGGTAAGATTAGCACAATCAGGAAGAACTGATGTAGCAGAAATAGCTGGTAGAATAGCATATGATAGTTTCCTTAATTCAGAACATGAACAAATTAGAAATTTTGACATAGATTATGATTTCAATCAAGAAGATGTGTCTGAATCAGAATTACTTAATTCATTAGCATGGGTCCATCATCATCATTCTGTTTTAGAACATATAAATTTATCTTATCTAATTAAAGGAACATCAAGAGGAACTTTAATAGAGTTAACAAGACATAGAATTGCTTCATATACAGTAAGAAGCACTAGATATACAATGAGTTCAATTATTAATGCTTTTGTAGTAAGTATGATTATCAATATTGATACAAGTGATTATAATAAAGCTGAAGATTGGTTTATTAATTCTATTAAAAAATTAGATTTATTAGTAACTGTTGAAGATGATTATAATGAATATGAATATCTAACTATTTTTGGTAAACTTATTTATCAATATAGACATCTTGGTAAAGAAGAATTTATTAAAAATAGTATAGCAAAGAGTTCATTATCTATTCTTGAAAGTGATATGACATATGATGAAATGTATAATGCTTTAGAATCAGGTAAGAAAAAAAGAAATGTTGGAGATATTTTCAAACATATTGTAACAGATAATTGGAAAGTAGATATGATTGTTACTTTTAATCTAAGAAGTCTTAAAAATTATTTTCAATTAAGAAATTCAGGAGCGGCATTTTTCCAAATACAATGGTTAAGTCAAGAGATGATGAAAGTAACACCTAAGAAGTATTTGGACTTAATAGTTAAATCGAATTAATAAAAATTTAAGATAATTTCAGATATAATGGTTAAATAAGAAGGAGAATGAATGGAATTGAATACAGAATCTATAATAATTAAAAATCTCATAGTTAATGGTGAGTTTTTTGGTAAGACAATGCCTATACTTAAAAAGAAATATTTTTTAGATGTAGGTGCTCAGAATATATTTGAGTTATTAAAAAATCATTATAGTAATTATAAAGTAATACCAAGTATTACAGATTTAGTAGCAAGTGTTCAAAATATTCAAACTGATGAAACAAGAACTAATGTTATTGAATCTCTTAAATTTATAAATGCTATACCTGAAAGCACTAATATAGAACATATGCTTGATGAAACTGTATCTTTTGTAAAAGATGCCATGTATACTGAAGCTTTATTATTAGGTAGTGATGGATTAGTTCAAAAGAATTCAGATAAGAAAATTCAAGCACAAGCAATAATGGAAGAAATGAGTAAACTTAGTATTGATACTGATTTAGGTCTTGATTTTGAAGATATTGAAGTTATGATTAAATATTATCAAGAGAAACTACTAGGTATTAAGACTCAACATGAAGAGTTCAATAAAAGATTAGGTGCTGGTTTCTTACCTGGAACACTTAGTATCATTATGGCACCATCGGGTGGGGGTAAAAGTTTACTTATGACTGATTTTATTAGTGGTATGATGAAAGAAGGTAAAAATATATTATTAGTATCTATGGAAATGTTAGATAAAGAATTAATGAAAAGAATTCATGCTAATGCTCTTGATTTACCAATAAATGATTTAAGAGAACTTCCTGAAAATGTTATCAGAAATGCTTATGATAATGTTAAAGATACATGTGGTAAATTTTTCATCAAGGATTATCCACCTGGTAGTTTTAGTCCATTAATGTTAGAACAACTTATAGAAAGTTATAAAGTAGAAAAAAATATAGAGTTCGATATAATATATCTAGATTATCTAGGAATTATGAAATCTGATTTAGTATCACCAAGTGCTGGTTTATATAGTTATGTTAAAAGTATTGTTGAAGAAACTAGAGCTATTGCTGTTAAACATAAACTCCCAATTATCAGCGCCTCCCAGTTAAATAGATGTTTGTGGAGTAATACACAAGTCAGAACTAATAAAGGTGATGTTCCTATTAAAGATATTAAAATAGGAGATATTTTATCTACTGGTGTTGAGGTTGTTAGTAAAGTTCATACAGGTAAACAAAAAGGATATAAAATAACTCTAAAATCAGGCAAAGAAATAATAGCAAGTGCTAATCATAAATTCCCTACCAATAAAGGAACTATGACTATTAATGTAGGATTGTCTAAAGGACAATTCTTAAAATCTATAAAAAAATAGGATTCACTAAAAATTTTAATTCTTAAGTTAATCTTAAATAGATAAGAATCTATAAAAAAATAGGATTCACTAAAAATTTTAATTCTTAAGTTAATCTTAAATAATTAAATTAATGTGAATTAATTCATATAAACTCGATTATCTGAATACTCAATGTTATAAATAATACAAATATGTCTTATTAAGTATATAGTTTATACAAGGGTTATACCAGGCACCCAGGGGTTATTCTATATGCTTAATAAGGTATATTTGTATTAGAATAACCTCTGAAGCCTGGTAATCTTCATAGTTCTTCTAATTAAAATATTCAAATATATCAAATTTTATATTTACCAAGGAATTATGTTACAATTAGAAGAAAATCAACAAACACAAGAAGAGTTCACTAAAGAATATTTTAGTGTAAGATTAAAACATGATATAGAG